GGTACTTATGACCCCGAATAAACACTGAGTTTACAGTAACTTATGGTTCCTATGTATGGTCCTCAATCAATCTGAAATTGCTGAAGCCTTTGGAGTCACCACGCGAGCCATCCAAAAATGGCACAATGAGGGTATGCCTTTGGAGGGTATGGACGGCAAAGAAAACCAATATGATTTGACGAAATGCGTCGAATGGTACGTTAAGAAAAGAGTTGGCAATGACTTGCAGTATGAGAAGACCAGACTGACAAAAGCGCAGGCGAATAAAACCGAACTTGAAGGCAAATTGCTGGAGCGTGAGCTGCTACGAGCCGACAACGTCAAGAACGTTTGGGTTTCGCAGATTATTGCGTTTCGTTCTCGCGTTCTTGCCATGCCCACCAAGCTTGCACCGGACATTTTGCAAGCAACCTCTCTGACAGAAGCCAAAGGCATCATTGCTGACGCCTTGGAAGAAGCTTTGAAAGAATTCAAAGACGTCCCACTTGACGCTTACACATGAGCGCACTTCTTCAGCAAGTTCTTCAAGAATCTCTTCAATATTTTGAACCTCCACCAAAACTGACAATCAGCGAATGGGCTGATGAATACCGCAAGTTATCCGGTGAAGCTTCAGCCGAGCAAGGCCAATGGCGTACCGAGCGAGCCGAGTTTCAGCGCGGCATCATGGACGCAATCAGCGACCCACTGATTCACACGGTGGTTCTCATGTCTTCAGCTCAGTGTGGCAAATCTGAAATCCTGCTGAATACTCTGGGTTATTTTGTTCATTTTGATCCTAGCCCAATTCTTTTTTTGCAGCCTACGGTTGACGCTGCCGAAGGATTCAGCAAGGAACGAATTTTCCCAATGCTGCGAGATACGCCAGAACTGAAGCAACTGACGCTTGACGGCAAAGGCAACCAAAGAGACACGATCCTGCAAAAGCGTTTTGCTGGTGGTCAGTTAACCTTAGTCGGAGCAAATTCAGCAACAGGTTTGTCTTCTAGGCCAATCCGAATTTTGCTTTGTGATGAAACAGACCGCTACCCATACACGGCAAAGATAGATGGCGATCCGTTGCGGCTGGCAATGAAAAGAACGTCAACGTATTGGAACCGCAAGATTGTTTTGGTTTCAACTCCAACCGTCAAAGGCGTTTCGGTGATTGAGCGTTGGTTTGAGGAATCAGACCAAAGATTTTATTTTGTGAAGTGTCCGCATTGCGAGCATGAGCAGACCTTGCAATGGAATTCGGTTCGCTGGACAGGTGACGGTTCAGACGCAAAGCTACATTGTGAAAAATGCGAAACAAGTTGGACTGAAGGCGAGCGACTGAGAGCAGTTCGAGCAGGAAGCTGGAAAGCTAAACGCCATTGCAACGGAATCGCAGGTTTTCGGCTTAATGCGTTGTACTCACCTTGGACTAGGCTTGCTGAAATGGCGCAAGAATTCTTGCAATGCCAAAACTCAGCACAGCAGCTTCAGACCTTTGTCAATCTTAGCCTGGGCGAAACTTGGGAAGACCAAGGCGAAACGATTGACGAACACGGTTTGTACAACAGGCGTGAAGTCTACAAAGCACCAGCGCCAGCAGAAGTTTTGGTGATTACGGCAGGAGTGGACGTTCAGGACGATAGATTAGAAGTTACGTTTCTTGGGACAGGCAAGGACAACGAAGGCTTTATTCTTGACCATCAGATTCTGCATTCAGATCCAGCCGCACCGCAAACTTGGATTCAACTCGATAAACTTCTCAAAGAACGCTGGCGTTGCGCGGATGGTCACGAACTGCCAGTGCAAGTGGCTTGTATTGATTCCGGTGGACACTACACGCAAGCGGTTTATGAATTTGTGAGAAGCAGAACCACTTCCAGAATCTATGCAATCAAAGGTGTGGGAGGTGAAGGCAAGCCACCAATCGGCAGGCCAAGCCGCAACAACTCTGGCAGAATCAAACTATTTCCGGTTGGGGTGGATACGATCAAACAATCAATTTTTGGCAGACTTCGCATTGCCAGCGGACCAGAAGCACTAAGATTTCCGAGACACTTAGATGAAGAATACTTTGCCCAATTAACCGCTGAGAAAATCGTCACCAAGTACCACAAAGGCTTTCCAAGACGCGAATGGATCAAGATTCGACCAAGAAACGAAGCTTTAGATTGTTTAGTTTATAGTTTAGCAGCACTTAGTTCGCTAAACATTCGAGACTGGAAACGACTACAGAGAACTGCTAAAATAGCCGAAAAATTGGAATCAGCGATTACAGAATCACCGGAAGCACCAAGACGAAGAACTTTGAAACCTGCGCGAAGACCTAACAACTGGATTCAGAGGTTTTAGTATGCGAAACCGAAGGAACCGATATTTGACACCAAAACAATTGGCTGCTGAGTTGGACGTCAGCGAGCGAACAGCCTACCGATTCTGTGAATCCGGCTTAGTTCCGGCTTACAAGGTTGGCGGAAACTGGAGAATCGAAAGCCAAACCAGTTATTTAGATTCATTTGCGAAGCTTCAATAGCTTTGCCAATTCTGCCAATTCTGCCAATCCTGCCCACAAGATTGAAGTTCTGCGCTAACAATAGCGCATGGCAACCAATCTTTTTGACCGCGCAAATTACCCCACAACGGAACCTGACCGTCTTGTAGCTGGCGAACGCTGGCTATGGCGCAAGGACGATTTGGCGTCAGATTATCCGCCAGATTCATATTCTCTGGAATATATCGCTCGCTCACATGGTGGCTCTTCGACTGAGTTTAAGATTCAGGCCACAGAAGCAGACAGCACCTACTTCATCGAAGTCTCTTCCAGCACCACACAAACCTACCCACAAGGCCACGTTCATTGGCAGGCTTGGATAACTCGCACCTCTGATTCAGAAAAAATCAAAGTCTTAGAAGGACACTGGGAAATTTCTTATGACTATGACGTCAACCACGATCCCAGAACTCACGCAGAAATCATGCTTGAGAAGATTCAATCTCTTCTCGAAGGCCGAGCGGACAATGACGTTGAAGAATACTCAATTGGTAACCGCTCACTGACCAAGCTTTCAATTCAAGACCTGATGAAGTGGCGCGACTACTACAGACAAGAGGTTGCTAAAGAAAATCAGCAAGCTAGAGCAAGAGCAGGCAAACGTCCTGGCAATCTCGTTAAAGTCGAGTTCAGGAGGGCAGGATGATCGCTGAAGCAATGTGGTGGCTCACGGATAGAGTCCACAGACAAGCACCAGAGAACCCAAGTCCAAAGCAGAAAAAACGTCGATATGACGGAGCGGCTGGTTCGAGATTCCTAGCGGATTTTGTCGGCTCAACGACCAGCTCAGACGCAGAACTTCAATACTCGCTTCGCAGACTTCGAGACAGAGCCAGAGAACTTTGCCGCAATGACGATTACGCAAGACGTTACCTGCAACTGATGAGTTCTAACGTTGTTGGCGAGCATGGCTTTACACTGCAAAGCAGAGCCAGAAATCTCAATGAGCCGAATGTTGGACAGTTAGATGCTGCTGGCAATGAAATCATTGAGCGAGCGTTTCGACGCTGGGGAAAATCCTGTTCAGCAAATCAGCGTCAATCTTGGCTAGACATTCAGCGATTGGTCATTCAGGGACTTTGTCGAGATGGCGAAATTCTGATTCGTTTTGTTCGTGGCAAACGTTGGCGTGACGGACTCGCTCTGCAAGTGCTAGAGCCGGATTATTTGGATGAAGAATATTTCACCACAGAGCCAAGAGGCAGAAGAGTGGTGATGGGTGTTGAGTTGGACGAGTTTGACGCACCGCAAGCCTACTACTTAAAATTAGGTCAAGGCCATCCGTTCGATACGTTCGGGCAGAGAAGAAGCGACAAAAGGACAAGAGTTCCGGCTGAAGACATCCTACACATTTATTTGCCTGACCGAGCGCAACAAACCAGAGGCGTTACTTGGTTTGCGTCAGCCATGACTCGAATGAGAATCCTGTCAGGTTATGAAGAAGCTGAACTGATTGCAGCAAGAACCAGTGCCGCAAAAATGGGTTTTTTGGTTAGCGCAGACGGTGAAGGCTTTATTGGTGACGAAAGCACAGACGGCAATCAAATCATGTCGGGCGAGCCTGGATCAATTCAGCAGCTTCCGGCTGGAATGAGCTTTCAGGAGTGGAATCCTAGCCATCCAACTTCAGCATATGCCGAATTCCACAAAGGCATTTTGCGCGGCATTGCCAGTGGGCTTGGCATTTCTTACACCAGCCTAAGTAACAACCTCGAAGGCGTCAGCTATTCATCCATCCGGCAAGGTGCACTAGAAGAGCGTGACTTGTACCGTCAGATTCAAAGCTTTTTGATTCAGCACCTGTGCGAGCCTGTTGCTCAAGAGTGGCTAAAGATGGCAATGACTTCCGGCTCAATCCCAATCCCAATCACTCGCTACGACAAGTTTTCAAACACTCTTGAGTTTCGAGGTAGAGGTTTCAGTTGGGTTGACCCAGCAAAAGAAATCAGAGCCGAAGTCGAAGCAGTTAGAAACGGATTCAAAAGCCTGAATGACGTTGCTCGTCAGTATGGGCGTGACGTTGAAGAGGTGTTCCAGCAAATGCAGAACGACAAGGCAATAGCAGAGCGTTATGGAATCAGCCTAGCGTTTGAGCCTTTAGGTTCGCCTCATGGTCCAGTTGAGCCAGAAGTCGAGTAATGGCAGAAAGCTACAAGCCAACCGAGGGCATGATTGCCGAGGCAAACCGTGGCCTAGAGTGGAGACGAGAATTTGGCAGAGGCGGAACCAGTGTCGGAATCGCTCGCGCCAGAGACATTTCAAACGGCAAGAGTTTACCGTTGGCAACCGTCAAGCGGATGAAGTCTTTTTTTGCGAGGCATGAGGTTGACAAAAAAGCCGAAGGATTTCGACCAGGCGAAAAAGGCTATCCAAGCAACGGACGAATTGCTTGGGCGCTATGGGGTGGGGATGCTGGCAAAAGTTGGTCAGAAAAAATCGTCAACTCAGCAGAAAAACAAGAACGAGCAGAACCACTGACCGGAGCAGTTCAGGAAGGCTTAAAAAACAAGGCAGACGAACACAACGAGAAAGTTGGGGATGACGCAAGAAAACGAACAAACGCCAGAACACTTGGGACAGTCTTTAGAAGAGGCGTTGGAGCCTACAAGACCAATCCAGCTTCTGTTCGGCCCAGCGTCAAAAGTCCTGAACAGTGGGCTTACGCGAGAGTCAATTCATTCCTCTACGTTTTACGAAATCTCAAATTCAGAAGTGGCAAGCACGATACGGATTTGCTGCCAGAAAAACATCCACTGTCAACCAAAGGAAGAGCAATGGATTTGACGAGTATGACCGAGCGACACGTCATTGACGTCGAAGAGACTGACGACGAATACATTGTGGCGTTTGCCAAGGCTCAAGAAGTCGCAGAAGAGCCGGAAGAAAGAGAAGTTGAAGAAGTCGAGACAAGAGACTTACCAGTTCAAACGCAATACCGCACCGGAAGCGTTCGGATGATGGATGACGAGTCAGACCGTCGCGTAATGATGAGCATATCTTCAACGAATCCGGTTGAAAGAGAATTTGGCTATGAAGTTCTTGAACACAATGCCGGAAGCGTAGACATGGAATTCATGTCCAGCGGCAAAGCACCTCTGTTGTTGGACCATGACGCCAGACAGCAAATTGGAGTGGTAGAACGAGCCTACATGGATAAGGACAAGCTTCGAGCGCAAGTCAGATTCAGCAAAAACGCAATGGCGGAAGAAGTTTATCGTGACGTTGTTGACGGAATCAGAGGCAACGTCTCAATCGGATACCAGATTCAAGGCATGACGAAAGACGAGAATGGCTATAAAGACAAGCCTCTCTACAGAGTCAATATGTTTAAACCGCTCGAAGTGAGCATGGTTTCCATTCCTGCTGACTCCACTGTTGGGGTAGGCAGATCCAAGCCGGAAATTTCCGGTAATGACAATTCTGCAATTCAGGAGAAAACAATGAGCGCAGAAGTAGTTCAAGAGCCGGTAAACACACGGCAACCAGAAGACCAACTGAAAGAGTACCG